GCATGACGACTCACGCATTTGGCTTTCGCTTTCGCAATTCCCATGAAGATGAGGGTCGCGGCACGCTGCTGGTGACCTGCGATTCGCAGGATCGGTATGTGACGTCAGAAGTTCATCGCGTGATGGACGAAGTGACGCGCGAGCATCCGACCGTGCAGTTCGATGGGATGATCTATTACGGTTCATCCGAAACAACTTGAGAATGCATCGGCATCGTTGTTATCCTAATTAGATGCAACGTATTGTCTTCATCGGTGCCGCCGGTTGCGGCAAGACCACCCTCGCCACGTCGGTATTCGCCGCGCTCAAGCAGGCGGGCCGCAACGTGGAACACGTCCATGAGTTCATCCGGCACGACATCAACGCGAATGGGCCGATGACCTCGATTTGGGAGCAGTATCGCACCCGGCAGTTTCAGAAGGAACTAGAGGACGCGGTGCCGGATGCGGCCAACTACGTCATCTGCGACAGCGGGACCCTGACGCCGTATTTCTATGCCGTGTTGTATTCTGATCCGAGTGAGCCACGGCAGCGCCTAGTATTACAGGACATGTATCGCTATTTGCTTGATGATCTTTACTTGAAGCGTTATGATCTTATCTTCTACCTACCGTTGCTTGGGAACGTTCCGAGCGACGGCACGCGCTACCAGACCGAGCGGGAGATCAAGGTCCTCGACGAGCATATGCGGCTGGTGTTCACCCAACTGCATCGGCTGCCCAACGTCCACACGGTGGAATCCAGCTTCCAGCTTCGTTTGGAAGAAGTCATGTGGAAGATACTTGGTGCATGCGACTTGACTTACGCTATACATACTGCTACATTTGAATGCTGCTCAGAATTGACTGAACAGTAGTAACAAACAGAGTCAAGACTAAATTGATAAATACTAATGTGGACGGCAATGGCCGGACTCGTGTTTACATTGGCAAATTGAAAGGCAAACACAATGGCAGATGCTAGATTAGAACGCATGCGCAAGATGCTGCGCGAAGAAGAAGAGAAGAAGAGCGGCAACCGCTCATCCTCGGGCGACAAGGCGTCCTACCCGTACTGGAACATCCCTGAGAAGCAGACCGCGGTCGTGCGGTTCCTGCCCGACAAGGATGACGACAATCCCTGGTTCTGGGTTGAGCGTCAGACCATCAAGCTGCCGTTTGACGGCGTGGTTGGTGGCGAACATCCGACCAACAATCCGCAGATCGTGACAGTGCCGTGCATCGACATGTTCGGCGATAGCTGCCCGATCATCGCGGAGACGCGGCCGTGGTGGAAGACCAACGAGGCGTTGGCACGGAAGTACTGGAAGAAGCGTTCCTACATCTCCCAGGGTTTCGTGGTCTCCTCGCCGTTTGAGGAGGGCGACACGCCGGAGAACCCGATTCGTCGGTTCATCGTTGGGCCGTCCCTGCTGGAGAAGTTGAAGGCGGGTCTGACCGACATTGAGATGGAGCATACGCCGACGGACTATCTCAATGGGACGGACTTCAAGATCAAAAAGTCCAAAAAGGGCGACTACAACAACTACGACACGTCAGAGTGGTCGCGCCGTTCGCGGCCTCTGTCGGAGGCCGAGCAGATCGCGCTGGAGCAGCATGGTCTGTTCAACCTGAAGGACTTCCTGGGCGCCCGCCCGGACGCTGAAGGCGTGGCGGTCATCAAGGCGTTGTTCAGGGCCAGCCTGGACGGCGATCCGTTCGACATGGCGGCGTATGGCTCGTATTACAAGCCATATGGCGCTGGCGCGGTCAGCAGTGTGCCGGAAGGGGTCGATGACCTCAGCAGCACGCAGCGCAACACCGGGGCGAGCTATGCTCGGTCAAACGTTCTGGGGGAAGCAGTCCTCGGGCGCATGACTCTCGGTGATACCGAGACCGTCGAGATCGCCGAAGTCACGCTGACGGATGAGCCGACGTCGAACAATCCCAAGGACTTGCTCGCCAAGCTGCGGGAACGCGCGACGGTAGCCCCCCGCTCGTAGTCTAAACAAACCTTCGTAACACACCGTGGGGACAGAGTGTCCTCACGGTGCTTTTTCATGGGAAAAATTCGATGGTAGAACCGTTTGACTTCAGCAAAATCCGCAAGGAGCGCAACAAACGCCTGGGGCTGCGCGCCGGCTTTGACGATCCGATCACCTGGATTGACACTGGCAACTACGCCCTGAACAAGATGATCTCGGATCACTTCGATCGCGGCGTGCCGTTGGGCGCGGTGACCGTATTCGCCGGAGAACCCGGCTCGGGCAAGTCCTACATCGTCTCTGGCAACATCGTGCGTGACGCACTAGCGCGCGGTTGCGAGGTCGTCCTCATCGACACCGAGGATGCGCTCAAGAAGACCTGGATGGGCCGGCTCGACGTGGATAGCGATCATCCGCGGCTGCATAAGGAGATTTGCTCGACCATCAATCAGGTCGCCGACTGCATCAACGAACACACCAAACTCTACGTCGAAGCCTTCAGGACGACGCCGCGCGAGGAGCAACTCAAGGTGCTGTTCGTCATCGATTCGCTCGGCATGCTCCAGACCGAGGCGGAGATCGAGCAGTTCCAGAACAGCGAGTTGAAGGGCGACATGGGCATCAAGGCGAAGGCGCTGAAGATGCTGGTGGCCAACTGCATCCGGCTGTTCTCCGGCTACGAAATCGGCTTGGTGGCGACCAACCACACCTACAAGTCGCAGGACCGGTTCAACCCGGACGACGTGATCTCGGGCGGTGGGGGTTTCATCTATGCCTCATCCATCATCGTCAGCATGAACAAGTACAAGCTGAAGACCGACGCCGAGAACAAGAAGACCACCGAGGTATTGGGCATTCGCAGCAAGATCAAGTGCGTGAAGACCCGCTATGCCAAGCCGTTCGAGGAGGTCGAGGTGACCATCCCGTACGACACCGGCATGAACCGATACTCCGGGCTGTTTGACATGTGCGAGCAGAAGCAAGTCTTCCTGAAGGACGGCAATCGCTATCGCTATACCAGCATTGACGGCACCGAGTATAAATTATTCCGCAAGGACATGACGCCGGAGTTCTACGACATGGTGATGCGTGAATGGCGTGACATGCGTCCGGCTGTCGAAACAACGGAGGGTGAAGATGTCGAGTGAAGCAGAACTGGTAATTGACGTATGGGAGGCGGTGCGGGATCATGTGCCGCATGGCAGGCGGACTGACATCGCCAGGGACTTGCTCTATGCGTTCGCCGATTTCGGCTTTGAGCCGGCCGAGATGGCGTCGATCGTTGACGAGGACCCCGACCTGCGCGACGCCTTCGACGAGGTGTTCCCGGAGGGTGATGAAGACGAGGTCGATGAGTGACCTCGTGGTATCGCAAGGTCACCCATGATCCCGACGATCTCTCGCCAGTGCTGGACGCCATCGACTATTTCGATCAGCAGTATCTTGAGGCCCGCCAGGAGTTGGCGGGTCTGTGCGGGACACTGCTGGTCGAGGTCCAGGCACGGCTGCCCGGCATCTGCGAGTATCGTTATCACCAACTGAGCGAGCTTGAGGACATCATCGCGTATTTGGAGATACGCGAGGACGCCCTGGTGGGCGTGCAGCGGCGGTATTACATCGAGCATTACAATCGCAAACTGACGGATCAGATGGTCAACAAGTTCGCCGAAAGCCACCCCGACGTGATCGCGCTGCGGGAGTTGCGCAACCACGTGGCGCACGTGCGCAACAAGTTCATCGCCCTGTCGAAAGGCCACGACCACATGCAGTATCAGCTTTCCAATATCACCAAGCTGCGGGTCGCCGGCCTGCACGACGCCATCCTTTGATCCGGATCGCTTGACACCGGGAGATTCCGTGCTATCTTTCGCTCCCGAAAGGAGTGACCGTGGCAAAGACTAGAGAGAACCTCCCACTTGCCCGAAGCAAGTATTTCGCGGCCAATCTGGCGTGGATGATGCAGCAACGCGGGTTGAGCAGTCTCCGGCTCTCCGGCTATCTCGGCATCTCCCGCCAAGCCGTGCATAGCTGGCTCCAGGACGATACCCGCCCGACGGATGAGCATTTCCAGGGCCTGTGCATCGCACTGCACTGCGAACCGGGCGAATTGCTGGCACGACGGCGGGCGGCGCCGGCCATGTTGACGATCAGCGAATGGGCGCGGCGCGAGGGTATCCCGGTCGGCCGCGCCCGCGACCTGTTCGCGCTCCGGTTGCTGCAAGGCGAGCAGAACACCGGCTTTACCATCCTGGTGCCAAAGCGCCTGCGGGCGCCGCGCGACAGCAAGCGATTGGTGCTGATGGCCAAGCGTCGGCCGCGCTGGGTGGAGACCTTCCACAGCAACTTCCCCCGGCTGTTGGCGGAGGCGTCGGTAACCCATTCCCACGTTGCCAGCAAAACCCAGGTGAAGTCGGCGGCGGTGTTGCACTGGGCGCAGCAACGGAATTACCCTGAACGCCACCGCCTGCCGTTGATCGCCAAGGTTCTCGGCGTGTCACTCCAGGAACTCGCTGGTCACATTTAGTTCTGTTTTTTGTCGTAGCCGGCCAGTGCCGGCTGCCTTGGCGATCAAGGCGATATTTGGTATTCACCCTTTCCATGTTTAGGGGAGCACCTGATGGACGACGTCACCTTCGCGATCCCTGAGGGCATCGAGCCGCATATCGTCGCCGAGATCATGACCGCCTATCTGTTGGGTAACCGGGCGTTCGAGAACACGCTCGGCGCTCTAACGATCAGCGCCTTGATGTCCGATGGCCAGCGTCCCGGCGAACGCCGCCGTGGACCCTACCGGCGGGATGACAAGTGGCAACTCGATGACAGCAATGATTTCTGGCTGCGGATCGAGGACGCCCACGGTCGGCTGACCTGTCGCTATCCTGGGCAGTTCGCCACGATCGAGGCGATGGCGGTGTTGTTCACCTGTCGCTACACCGCTTGAGAGGTGCGAGGGCAGTGTAGGCGCGACTAGATCAGGATTGAGTCTGTGCCTTCGTCTTTCTCTTCCAAGCTGGATAGCTACCTCCACTTAGTCAATTCAACGTTTTATCTTATCTCATCGTGTAGCCGGCCAGTGCCGGCTGTTTGGAGAAGGAGGCGACGCAGGCTTCTTGTCTTTTGTCTTGTCGTAGCCGACATCGGCCGGCTCTGCCCTCGCATGAAGAGCTTAGCAGTCATTCCTTGGGTTGCCAAGGCCGGCGCAGATAGACGACGCCGGCCTCGCGTTTGACGATTTCCCAGCCTTCGTCGAAGAGCAGCCGCCAGCGTGTCAGCAACCAACGGAACTGGTCCTCTTCAATGGCCAGACTCTCGTAGATCATCGCGTCTTGGCGTCACTCACCCGCCGCGCCGCCTCCGAAGGCGTGCACGCGATGACACGCAGGCCGCGCCTGCGCGCATCATAGAGAATTCGCGCCACAGTGTTGCGTGGGATGTCAAATTCGACGGCAATCTCACGCATTGATATGGTTCCCGTGTTCCACAGCGACAGAATGCCGTTCAGTCGCTCGGTCTTTGAATGACTCACTTGCTTGCCAGCTTCTGGCGTAGCGCAGCGTGATCCATGTGTAGAAGTTCATAGCTGGACAAGAGGAAGCCGATCGGATCGTCGCCACCACCGACGTCCGGCGCACGTTTCTGTATCCAAGCGACGACGCGCAGTTCATCCGGCGTATAGGGATGTGTGTCAAAGTTGCGCTCATTTCTACTGGGCAGTTGTCGTCTTCTGGGCATGCCGCATCATAGCAACACGCACAACGGGATTCAATTGACCATCGACCGTGCCATCAGGCAGAGTCGATGCATTCCTCGTAAAGATTTTCAGCCATGTATGTTGAAGACCTGCTGTTGGCGATCCGCGATCACGTGTATTTTGTACCGAATCATGCCTTCGATGGTTTGCTGACCGACTGGCACCGGAACTTCGTCACCAATGTCAGTGCGCATGTCGAGGCCGGCAAACAGCTATCGACCAATCAGAGCGCGGCATTCCTCAAATTGGTCGCCAAGGTGCGCCGCCAGATCGTGCACTATGGTATGGCGACCGAAGCCGACATCGACGACATCCTGCATCATCCCGACTATCGCCGGCCGCTCTATGAAAGCCCCAACGTTCCCCGCGAAGTTCGCTATCTCGGCGATAACGTCCTGGGGTTTCGGTTCAAGCAGAACGATGTGATCGCGGCGCAAGTCAGGGATTTCGGCCGCCCCGCGCACACCGATTGGGCCTCCGATTGGGCCAAACAGCGCAAGATGACCGATCTGCTGCCACGCCCGCAGTTCAATTGGCAGTATCGCATCTGGGTGGTCCCGGTGCTGCGGCACAATCTGAGCCGGATCGTCAAACTGGTCAACGAGTATCGCTTCGACGTTGAACCGGCAGCGCTCGCCTATCTGCGGCTCGCGCGTGACAGTCAAGACCGACCATCGGCGTTCAGCATGGCCGACGAGGTGATCTTGGGGAATGTCTGTGACAACCCCCTGCTGGCCGGCTGGATCACCTGTGTGAGCGATGGGATCGTTCTGTGAACCAAGACTTCGCGTTGCTGGCAACACCGGCCAATGCTCGGCGCTTGCTGCGGTTCAGTCGCATCTTTCAGATCGAACTGTCGCCTGCGATCATCGCTCTGGCGACGCAGGATTGTCTTGGCGAACAGGCGTTCGATTCCCTGGTGTGTCCCTACGATCGCGTCAAGCACACGGTCTCACAGTTCCTCCTCGACTGCAACCTGCGCGGCGCGGTGCAAACCGCCTATCATCCCGAGATCAATCCCATAACCTTGCTCAACGTCGTGCGTTTGGCGGCGGCGGAGATCGTCGTCGTCACCGGACGACGCCGTGCTTGGTCGATGGCGGCCAAGGCGCTGAACATCCCACTGCGCACTGGCTCATTGACGTGGCTCGAACAGAGCCTTGAGCAGATCGATCGACGCAGCGCCGTTATTGTCGAGACCGATGATCGTGAGATCGCGAGCTATCTGCTGCGCAACATCTCGCGGGAATTTGCCCGCACGATCATCTACGACACCAGTGACTTGGCGCGGCTGGTCCCCTGGGTGGTCTGGGCGCAATTGCTGTTCCCCGCCATGCCGCATCCCTTGTTTCCCCGGATGGTCGCCGACATGCCGGCGGCCTGGGCGAGCGTGTCCCTCGCGGCGATCGCGGTCTTCTACAACGTCGCGCTGTTTCCCGATCTGGTCACGATACCCTCGGTGGTGACGGCGCTGGAGGATCAATATCTATTGCAACGCTTGATGTACAGCGGTCTATTCAATTGACTGGGTAACATCCGAGGTTTTACTATGGTTATATTTCAGAAATCAATTTCAGGTATTGATGCTCCAAGCAACAATGGTCGTACTCGACCAATGCAACGTTCGTTTTGAAGGTCTCAGCCCCGGCGTCCGCAATCGGATGAAAGAGGCGTTGAAGTTCATGATACCCAACGCCAAACACATGCCGTCGGTGAAGCTTGGGCGATGGGACGGCACCGTGTCGTTCTGCTCTATGGCCGGCGCCACCTTCCTCAATCTGCTGGATCGGGTTCTGCCGATCATCACCAAGGCCGGCTATCACGTCGAGATCGATGATCGGCGACCGACCCATCACTTCAGCTTCCCGGTGATCACCGACAGCTTGTTCGCCGACCGGCGGTGGCCGAGCGGCCATCCGATGGAAGGCGAGCCGATCATCCTGCGCGACTACCAAGTCGCGGCGATCCACACCTTCACCGATAACCTTCAGGGTCTTCAGACGATCGC